GTAAAGCCATTCCAGTTTCTAAGCCCCCCTTCTCCAAATAAGCTCCCCCCTCACCCATACCAGAGACCGTCAACTCGTCAGTCGGCCCGTTCTCCTGAGTGAGAGAGTATCGGCAGAAGCAGGGTCGTCTTCAGGCATAGTCACCTGTAACAGCTGCTTCTCCGAGTTCAAATTGAGAGGAAACCAACTTACCCCCACACCATAATATAGCTGGAACTTTCACTGTGGGCCAACCAACCTTAATGGTTTCCTCTCAAACTGTTTAAGTCATACGACTAATTCCTTTAGTGGGAGAGAGACTAGCAGTACCGCATGGTCTAGTGGGATGATCCCACTCCAGAAGTCTCTCTCTTTTCTCATCTTATATAGCTAGTATACTACATTCATCAGGGTTTGTCAAGGCATTAATAGCCAAAATATTCCAAACCATGCTATAAACCCTAACACAAATATCACAGCTGCTTTGAATATAAGCTTCATTGTTTGTATAGGTGACGTAAGGAGCTTGTATGTTCCCCACCCTAGCAGCAGTATCATTATAGTAGTGGCTATCATGTGTCCTCTATCTGAGCTCCGTAGACCCAGTGATTGTTGTCTAGATTAAAGATGCATCTGTCACGCAGATTACTCCATATAGACTTGACTCTAATTGAATCACCTTCGAACGCATATGCCTCAAACAAGTCAATACATTCAATACGAGCTTCTCCGTACTTGGTGATTACCTTATCGTTAATGTATAGTCTTTTATTCATCTGTTCCCTTATCCGATCTTACATAGCTATAATAACATGGTGAGCAGCACTTGTCAAGGCCCTTTCGCCAATTAAAAGCTAAATAAAAGCCTTGACATTGTGTGTGTTCTATGGTATAATGGGGCCGTTCTCCGATATATTCTCTGTGTGTGTGTCTCTGAGAATTCGTTGTGCCGCAGACTTTAATCACATCTCTTATATGTTTATTTCAGCCTTTTTAAATGCTAGAGGAAATCACTACTATTTCCCTATATGCTAGTCATTCTTTCCGCAAGCCTACCATCCCATCATTAATTTTGCTTCTTCTGATACACTGTCTATCGTGAATGGGGGGTCAAATGTAGTAATAACATTGACCTCTAGTATACCCTCTACCATTCCTGCTTGTTTTATACTACTGACAATCTCATCAGCGAATGGGCAGAATGCAGATGTTAATGTGTGAGTGATATTTACACTATACTCTGCTTCACATATGGTTATATCGTATATCAGTCCTAAATCATATACGTTGATACTAATCTCTGGGTCATACACTTGACGAAGATTAGCTATTATATGGTCTTTATCAATCATTTTTGATATGCTCTCAATGCTCTTGCATTTGACTCTAATATAGATGGGTCATCAGCTGCTCTTGCACATATGGTGTTGCAATAATCACATATCCATCCTCTGAATTGTCCTGTCTTATGGTCATGGTCTAGTACAAATACTGATTTCTTTTTAGTATGTACGAATCTACCCTCTTCTATGAAGTCATCCTTTGTCCTATTACATCTAGGGCATGCATAGTCTTCATTAGTAGGTCTAGGGTGTTGTTTCTTTAATCTGTTCCTTATATTTGTCTCTTTATTTCTACATGTATTACAGTCGTTCCTTCTCTCTGCTTTAACTCCTGTTCGTGTGTATGACCTTATGCCATACTCATTCTCATGCTTTACTTCCTTACAATGTATACACATTCTTGTCTGTGTTATGACCTCTTCGCCCCATAAATCATATACAATCATCCTCTATAGTACCTTTCTGGTCTATTGTCAACCCATTTCTTTGGGCCTTCTGTCCAATACAGGTCATTTAGAATTGCGTTCCACCATCCTGCAACAAGTGCAGTGCTGATACTATAACCACCTTCTTCTCTCAGGTGTATATACCATTTATACCATAATGCGGTCATCCTATGGTGTATCCATTCGTTTTCATCCATATTGCCCATGCTATGAACATGAACGTCCCACCTAACATCATCCACACATACCAAGGATTGTTCATTTGGTGCTATCCTCTACTAGAAAGATATCTGTCCACTCTCTTTTATGTTCTCTGAACCCCTCACTTCTTATCTTCTTATTGGAATTCTGCTTGTTCTTCTTGGTTTCTTTTCGAGATAGGCTGCTTACTTCCCCTACCTTTTCATTATATTTCTTCATTCTTTGCTCATTATGTTAAAGTTTGCAATCCAAAAGTCTCTTGGTAATGGAGATGTAACATATAAACGTGCAGTATATATTATTACCGCGATTAGACCTATGACAAACCATAGGTATACTAGTCGTTTTACTGTCGTTATATTCATTATGGGTAATTCATGCCATTCAGACTGTAGTCTGCAGCTGCATCGTCGAACTCTTTCTTTTTATAGGGTTGCAATATGTTCTCATAGATACTGTCTGCGACATACTTCATACACATAGGTGCGACCATCAGTCCGATTCTAGCAAGCTTCTCGTTTAATGTGCCTGTTAATATGTAATCTTCTGGTAGTGTCATCAGTCGTTTGGATTCTTTGGTAGTGAATACCCTATCCTCTGATGCGTGTAGATGTACCGCAAGACTTGTCTGCAATCCCTGTTCGGATAACGTGTGTGATGCTTGATGCCACGGCACTCGTCTGGACTGAAAGAATGAGTTCTTGGGCTCTGGTAGTTCCTTACCCCACTTTGCACGATGTTTAATCACCTTATCATACCAAGGTCTTACTACATCATCACCCACTGATACTACTTTCTCAGGGTTCTTGGGTAATCTCTTCAACCACTTGTATTTCGCACCCTTCCTCATAATCCTACACAACTCAATAGCTTCTATCATGTTCTCGTCATCATTTCGTAAATCACCTATCGCTTGTTCTATGGTAGGCTCTTCTTCTATTCTTGGTTCTGGATAGATTGAACTTGCCAACATCCACGGCATATCAATCTTTTCCATCACATCGTTTCGTATGGATATGATAAACACTCGTTGTCGTTTCTGTGGTACACCGTAATGAATACCATTCAGTACCTTGTATACTGTGGTGTATCCGAGCGCTTCGAAGTCTCGTACCATCTTGGATAGATGTTCTCTCGCATAGTCCATCGTCAGACCCTTGACGTTCTCACACACGATAACTTTGGGTTGCATTTCGCCCGCAATGCGTATCTGTTCCCATGTCAGGTCTTCAATGTTCTTCTGTTTCATACCATACGCAGTCTTTTCTTTGTTCCAACCCTTCTGCTTAGTCCCGCTCATAGAGAACGGCGGACAAGGTGGGCTGCCGTCTAGTATATCCAGCTCTCCTACCTTCAGTCCTGTCATCTCCATGATCCTGGCCCCAGTCACCTGTTTGATATCACCACAAATATGTGGTGTGTTGGGCCAGTTCTCCAGATAGGTATTTACTGCGACCTGTTGAAACTCATTGACAAACTTACAGTCACCGCCCGCAAGTTTGTATCCAGCAGACGAACCACCGCCACCTGCGAAGAATGATATGTAATTGAATAATTTTCTGTCTGATGATTGTTTTAGCTCATCAAGCGTGTATCTATAGTATCTCATAATTAAAAAAATCCATCTAAAGTTCCTTGTGTTCCATAACTGCCGTCTATCCACCACCCTATCTTCTCTGATATGAACTTCAATGGTTCAACAAAAGACTTGGTGAATTGTGTATCATAGTCTATTCTGTCCTTCAAGTCAAGTTCTTTCGGAAAAGAAGTGATGAAAGAAAATGCACTTGAGGTATACACGTTGGGCTGACGCAGATGCACAAACTTAATCTTATCACCCTCTTGTATCAGGGGGTATTTGTTTGTCAGTTTGTTCTGTTTGAGTAGGTGATTGTATAGTATCGCACCCTTACAATGTATAGGAGCGCCCTTTGCAAACATACCATTAGATGATGAGAACTTCTCAAGTCCATTCACGCTTCTTGGATACGCAATATATTCTGGTTCTAGGTTCATAAAGTCACTCCGAAAGTCTTGTATGAATGTATTTAGCACTTTGCTATCCTCGTTCATAATAATCTTGAGAGCATCTTTAATCTTATCCCGACACACTTGTGGAGTAGATGATTTGACTGCTTCGATACCCATAATCTTGAGCTTGGGTTCGTTGTATCGTACCCCCTCACTATCGTGGACATTGAGAATGTATCGTTTCTTTGCAGTCCAGATACCCTTGTCTGCAATAACCTCACGACCCATTTCCATCTTTTGTTCGTATGCGTTTGTTACCTTAGAAAGAGCGAGATAACTCTTTTCAATAAATGGTTCCAGCTTCTCTTTTGCAATCTTGTCCAAGAAATTGACAATAGTTGCAACTTCCGTTCCCTCTCTAAACAACTTAGTAACCAAGCGGTCAAAAGTAATGTATACCGAATCCGTATCCGAAGCAATAACGTAGTCCACATTGTCTGTCTCCAATAATTTGTTCAAATAGATATTAAGGGACTTCTCAATCCATCGAATAGATAATTGACCCGATGTAGTGATTGCAGCTGCAATCATCAAGTCATAGTATCGGAAATAGTTGTTTCCGATTGCACCATAGGCTGAGTTGAGAGATATCTTCTTCGCCATCTGAATGTTATTATACTTGGATATGTCCTTTAATAACTTAGGTTCTTTGGTGTTCTCATAGTCCTGTGACGCTTGCAACATGAGTTTCTTGTACTTGGTGCGGTCATTGTACATGGTTTCCATAATCTCTGGAAGAAACCCACGTTTGTCTTTACGAAAGAACGCACCATTTGGTGTCATACAGTGTTCAGTTTTATTTGATGCTGTACCTTCAAGCAATTTATTCACCAACCCCTTTACTGGCTCACTAGGAATCAGTGTCTCAGGAGATATGTTGTACTGCATAATTAGATGGGGATACAGTGAGTTCAAGTCAAACGACATCACCCATTTGTGCATACCCACCTGTGGTTCTTTGACATACGCACCTTCAAACTTCTCTGATTTTTCGTGTGCCACCTTTTGCGGTATGACAATGTTCTTTTCGCGTAGATAGTTGTATATGAGAATGTCCCAATACTTTACCGAACCCAGCACATCTGTGTAGTTGACCTTAGCATCGTATGCCATAGTAAGACACAGCTCAATCAGCTTCATCTTATCCTCTAGACGATCAACAATCTCAACATCCTGTATGTTGTATTCAATGAACGATTGATAATCTTTCTGATACCATTCGCTGAATGTCTCAAAGGGATTGCCTGTCTTGCGTTCACCCAATTCTACATACGCGATGTGGTCTAATCGATAAGACTCTTGTGCAGTATAGGTAAACTTGCGATATAGCCCAAAGTAATCCAGTGCAGAAACCCCTGCAATGTCGTATGCCTGATGACGCCTACCTAATTGATACACCTCACGTTCTCTTACCGAACCCCAAGGCGACAACCGTTTCAGTTCATCTTCGCCAAACAGTTTCATGATGCGATTGCAGATGTAAGGTATATCAAAGAACTCTGTGTTCCAGCCAGTGATAATGTCAGGATAATATCGTTCCCAAAATACTAGGAACTCCTTCAGTAGATGTACTTCACTCTCACACTTGACATAGGTGACATCATCACGTTCTGTTGTGAAGTCGCCAATACCCCATACCACAATCCTTTTGGATTGATGGTTCTTGATGGTAATAGACAGCAGTTCCTCATTTGCTTCAGTTGGAGAGGGGAACCCATTCTCACATTTAACCTCGATATCAATCGTCACCATCAACAGCTGGTCAATATCCCATTCGACACGACCATTATAATTGTCTGCAATATAACTGTATGGGTATTGAGTGTTGCCGTAGACTAAGCCAGGCTGTGACTTGTACGCTTCGATGTGTTCTTTTGCATCCCGAATAGTACTGAATGGAATGTCTGTAACATATGCACCGTCTAGAGTTTTGTATGGTGTTTGTTTTTTTACAGGAGCATATAATGTTGGGGAATACTTAACCCTTTTGTTTATATTGCGTTGGCCGTCTTTGACCTCACGCACCAAAAGAAAATTGCCATACTGAATAACATTTGTGTAAAAATTCATAGTGTTATATTACCATTTGGTAAGAGAAAAGTCAAGGTACTTCTATATAAAATCTTCTAAGCTTCCAACTTCATTTTTTGCAAATCGACCAATGAGTCGTTCAGATTTACCCATGTTTCCTTGTGTTGCACATGACCTGTCAGTATAACATACTGTCGTAAACCTCTGGCCTGGGCCGTAAATAGGTGTAACGCAATGTAGTGACTTAGAATCTGCGATACATACCGCATTATCTGGTAGGTCTAGACCTATACCCCAACGTGGAAATGACAAGTAAGCACCTGTATAGGGGCCCTGACGGTGGCAACTCATCGTTGTATACTCAACATCCTTGCCATCAGAGTGAACGGCCATAGCAGTGCTCTGCAGCGCGCTGTACCTGTTTGCTGATAGGGTTGTTACCATTCCATGTCTATGTTCTGGTGAGATTGCTTGTTCTGCATACCTACGTTGTCTCTGGTATATCTCAGGTGCAGCTTTATCAAACGCACGTTCGACATGAACGCATAGTTCATCTAATATTTCCCATTTGTCAGGATTTGATATGTTAATTTTACCTGTGAACCGTCCACGTTTCGCACCAATCATGACTGAATTAATCTCATTCGCATACGCAATCATACCCCACTTGCCACCTTTTGTTTTGGTGTAGTAAGAGTTTGGTGTGCGTAGTTTATAGTGTTCGTTTTCTATAAGTCCCTTTGCAGCCATTTCTTCTTTGTTAATAGGCCCAGAACAGTTCGCCCTCATAACGGAACTCTCTTCAATTTCATAAAGGATATTCCTCATATGATCATCTGGAAATGCATCAGTCACCACATACGCAATAGGAACACCACTGCCGTCAAGTGTTGAGTCTGGGCGCATAACAACAGTATCTTCTGTTACACGAATAATATCATCTAAATCATCCTCATCATAAAACTTACCGTTCCATTTTTCGAAAGTTTCTTTTTCTCCGTAATCACTTTTTGCTTTTATTGTTATCATGATATTTTCTCTTTCTAATAGAAATCATTTAATGCGTTGTATAGAATGTCCCCTAAAGAATACCCAAATAATATTTCTATGATGAAGCAAATTGCAACCCCATAACAAACATATTTTATTTTTTCTTTACACCGCATCTTTATACTTATCGTACCAATATTTAGATGAGTTTCGCAATTCAAAATTTGAGTCACGCACATACTCTAAAAGTTCTTTAACAACTTCAGATTGTTTTGAACCCCACTCATCACCTCGTTCAGCAATCTGGTCAATAATCTCTTGAACATAATTAATCGTTGGACAAGTATCGCCCGGCACATTGGGAGCTGATGCTTTCGCGTTATCAATCTTTAACTGACTGCTCATCTTTTTTTCACTAATTCTAGCCATTAAGCTACTTCCTTGTTGTAATCTTCAATCCATATCATAGCATCACTCAATTTTTTACAATATTTATTTTGAGTGTGTTTTTCATCATCATATACTCGCCTTGTTGCACAATACCTCATACCTTCGCCCTCATTAGATACATTTAAAGATTCAGATGGAATGATTGACCCAATATTTATTTCTGAGCTCAATCCGTATTCTGCATCTCCATTTATATTTTGAACACACAAATAACCTGTTCTCACGACATTTTTCATGTCAGTAAATTTCTTCTGGGCCCATTTAATTTTCATATCGTGCTGTTAAATCCCTTTAACAATCCACCCTGCATACGATATGCTTGACGTTCCCATGGCTGCTTTGAGTATACGGTATGTGTGTGGTTGATATAAGAACCGTCTTTACTCTTCCATAGTTTGCGGTATCCTAGTCTTCTAGGATATACCCTATCAACCATACGACCTGTGACTGACTGCCACACATGAACCATTTCGTGGCAAATGGTTTCGATGTATCGTTCTAGTCCTTGTTTGTTTGTTTTTTTATTTTTGAATTTGGGTAGACGCTTATCCACCTCAATTACGAATGTTCGAGCGGGCCAATCATCAGCTGCATAACAGAAACCATATGCACCATCATCTAGACATTTAGTCAGTTGAATCTCAATGTCCAAGGTAGTGTGCCGTGGCATCAATATCGAAATGCAATACCGCACGACACGTTCTGTCAATTCACGTTGCTTTTTCGTTCCACCAGTAGCGGTTACTTGATTCAAAGATTTACCTCTTTATTTCTCATCATATATACATAATACCAAATGAGCCATGGTTTGTCAAGGCAATTCGCTGTCCGTAAGTTGTTGATTTTATTGAGAATTAAAAAAAAGATATCAGGGAGTCGATTAAACCCCCTGATATATGGTCATATTAGAATGAAGCGGATACAGAAAATACCACTGCTTCGCAGTTTTTAGTTGTTGAACAATAATTGTCAGTTCCAACATCATGCCAAGCGATACTTGCTGTAAGTCCATCAAATACTTCTTTAGATGCACCCACACTATAATGCCAGTAATCATACCCAGCTGCAGTTGTCTTATCTCCTTCAACATCTTGATATCCAGTGGTTATATTCCCTGTGATACCAAAAGGAAGTCCTGCTGATACGCTCTTATAAACGTATACACCAAGTCCATCTTCGCCATAGAAGTCTGGGCTGATATTGATACCAACCTTTACTACTGGGCTAAATGGAAATCCGTCAAGTGAGGTTGATACCGAACCATAGATTTCTCCAAATCCATAATCAGCTGCACTATCCTCATTCTGCTCTGCATAGATATACTGCAAATAACCCAAGTCATAACTCAAGCCTGCAAGCTGGCCTCTATATCCAGCATACACATCAATTTCTGTGCTTGCAGCATCGGTTTTGCCCGAATTACTTTCCAGACTTGATGCCCAAGTACCCACATACAATCCCGAAGAATGTGAGACATCGAATCCCCCCTGTATAGCAGGGTCTTCACTGCTTTGGGTTACTCCTCTCCAGACGTACTCTGATGTTAGAGCAACATTTGCTGAAACAGAAATAGCTGGTTTCTTCTCAACTTTTTCCTTTACGGCTTCAACAGCCCCAACAGTAAAAGCGCTTCCAAGTACTAGTGCGGCTGCAATAATCCCTGTTTTAAAATAATGGTTCATTAATTTCTCCCTTATAGTTTTTAAGTTATCATGATTTATCATGAGGTTTTGCAAAATATGCTATTAACTGAGCACGTTGCATTTCTTCCAAAGAAGTCACAATATAGTTGGTCAACTTTCAAAGATTTTGGTATTACCATTTCACTGCCCTTTTTAGAGCGAGTGTCTTCAACAACAATATAATCTCCTTGCACCATTCCTTTCTCAAAGTGCGAGATAACACCGTTAATGTTAACATGGGAATCTTCTATTATCAACCAAGGATGTGGCAGTATTTCTAACTGATCCCACAGCACTTCTACGTTGTTTGAATCTCCTCTAAAGAATTTGATTCTATCTGTATTGCGAAGTATTACTTTATTTATGTCTACTGAATACACCATTGTATCTTTTAAACCAAAAATGTCGCATAAATCTGACATCCAGAACGCAGAACCCCCTTCAGCTGTTCCAAACTCGATAATGGTTTTAGGTTTTACCTCTTGAATAATCATTGGATAGAGTGCGTAGTCATAAGTGGTCTTATACATTGGGTATCCTTTCCAATGCATAGTGCAAGTTGCACCCTCACTTAATAGATAATTTTTCACATCAAGCTGACTTTTCATACCAAATTTTGCAACACGCTCTTCATATGATATGAAACGTGATTGCTTCCGTATG